ATGTAACTTTTACTGCTGTATAATCGTATGGATCTATTGTAATAATTCTATTATTAATAGATTTTATTAGTGTAGTATCAGGAACAACATTTATACTTAATATTGATAATGAATTATTAATTTCTTCTGGATTAAATGAATTTAATGTTATTATGCCATTTAAATAATCAACAACACCAAAGTTAGAATCTAAAATTATTTTATTTCCATCTAAATAATAAAAACTTCTTAACAATCCAATTTGAGAATCTATAGTAGGAAGAGCGTATGCATTAAGCCCACCACCTCCAGATATTTGAACTGCTGCTTGAGTATATCCTGATCCTTTATTTGTTACATTTATTTTTGATATCTGTCCATTTAATATTTCAGCTACTGCGGTTGCTCCACTACCATCTCCAACTATAGTAACAGTAGGAACTGAAGTATAGTTAAATCCTTGAGACATTACCTGAATGCTAATTATAGAAGATCCTGATGATGGTGTTTCTTCAACAAAAACTTCATTTCTTAAAACTGAATTGAAATTATCAATAACTTTAAATGTTGGACTAACAGATACTGATTTTCTTAAAACATCTCTCTTAATAGCAACTCCAAAATCTATAGTATATTTATTTGATGTTCCTAATGCTGGTATAATTCTTTTTTCTAAAACAACATCAATTTCATTTGCAATTATAGAATCATCAATATTATTAATCCTTTCAGATAATTCAGAAATAGCTAATGTTGAATAAAAAGTATTTAATGTGTTAGAAGAAAAATCACTTACTGTTGACTTAATAAAATCTTGTAATTGATTTAAACTAGTTAATGTTTTATTTTTATTATATATAGCACTAATGTCTAATCTAACGTAAGTATATTCAGGATCTACTATTATTGGTTCTATAGTAACAACACTAATTGGTTTTATTATATTTTCTTTTATATAATTTTTTTGAGATATTGTTAATGAATATCCACCTTTTGGTTTTAGTGATATGAATATCTTTCCATATATAGGAGGAACATTAGATTCTCCAGACCAAACATTAACAGAATCTATAGGAAATTGTTGTGAGTTTTTTGTTATTAGTGCTATATAATCATTTAAAGTAACAGCTCTTTCTTGTGCTGAATATACTTTAGGAGCAAGCCATTTAATAGAATCAATAGACTGTTTAACAGAACCAGATCTTGAAGATTCTACAATATCAATATTATATGAACTATAGTCTCCTAGATCATCAACTAAAGCAAAGGAAGATATATCAACAGATATATTTTCTGAAGATGATATGTATGTTATATAAACTATATTTCCATCATTTAACTTCTTTCCTAAATAGCCATCTCCAAAATAAATTTCATAATATCCATCCAAAGATTCTTGAATAAAATACACCAATGAATTGCTATCTAAAGCTAATAAATCTTTTGGTGGAGAGTATACCTCCAACCTAACATCTGTTGTGGAATTTTGCACTAATACTTTTATAGTGCTAGTATCTACTGTAGGATCTGGAATTTTAAATATAGATTTTGGATTATTAGTGCTACTATATAAAAATTGATGTGCTATAGGAACACCTTGAATGATAATAACATCATTAGCAGTAGCAGACTTTGTTGAATTATTTGATTTTACAGTTATTTCTTCATTTGTTATAAAGTTATAAGTTTGTCCATTAACAACACTACTCATAAACTTAGTATATTTTGGAATAGTTATAAAATCTGTTTTAACATTATTAAATACTAAATTAATTTTAGCTGAAGATGGTATATAAGATTGTGGAGTATATCCTAATAACTTAGCATGTGATATTACTGAAGTTCTTTTAGTTGAAGTATCCAAAAACATTTCATTAGCCATCATATTTAAATAATATGCTTGATAATGAGTGTTATATGCTAAAATATCTAACAAAGTAGATAAAACACTTCCTTCGTAATTAGCATCTTTTAATACATCTTGACTTTTTAAAAAAAGTTTTAAATTATTTTTAATATCATCAAAATCTAATCCTGTCAATTGAATGTTTGAGTTTGCTCCACTCATAGGGTTTCCTCTTTATACCTTTGGTTTAGTATATGCATGTCTATTATCTTAATTTTTCTAAAAATACTGTTATTGATACAGGAGTAGTTTGACCAACTATATAATACTCTATTTGTATGTCATATATATGGTTATCATAATCAGGTTTAACTATTATTCCAGATAAAGTTATTCTTGGTTCATATTTAGTTAATACGCTATTAATTTCCGCTTCAATAATACTAGCGGTAGCTACTGTCATTTGTTCAAATAATAAAGAATATATACTAGATCCTATATTAGAATGAAAAGGTTTTTCATAATGTCTGGTTAATATAAGATTTTTTACTGATTGTTTTATAGCATCATCATTATAGTTTATATCTAAATTTTTACTAGATTTAAGGATATTAAAATTAAGATCCAAATCCGAAAAAGCTATTCTATTTTGTTGTTGTGTATATACTGTTTTCATGTTACTATTTATGGTTTTTATTAATGCCTATTAATTCATTACAACATTACCAATCAGTGTTATCAAAGGAGATACTACAGTTACACTTGTTGAAGAAGTTATAATTATATTTGATGCTGAAGATATATTAATATCTTTATTAGCATTCATATTATAATTACCACCAACTTCTAAATTATAATTATTTTTTGCATATTCATTTCTTGTTCCGTGAACAACATGCCAATAATCTTTACAATTTTTTTGATGTCTTGTTCCATCAGGCCCAACTTCATCAAAAGTTCCAGTTCTATGCATTAAGAAAATTCTTTCATTATCTTTAGTATCATCTATATCAAAATAATGTCCTGATTCTGATTCTTTTGAATTATTATATGGATATACTGGATTAAAAGCTAATTGGGGTTCTGTTCCAAAAACAGTACTTCCTTTTGTCATATTATCATTAACAAAGGTTACAGCAGTTCTAGTAATATCCTCATTTCTTGCTAATCTACTTGTAGTTGGCTGATTTAATTTATGCTTTGCTGGATATCTTTCAGGACTTCTGTTTTCATATCTAACACCAGTAGAAGTCATTGTCCATTTATTAATTTCTACTGGTCTTTCGTTTAAATTTAAACCAGGATCTGAAAATCCTTTATTTTCTGGATATAAAACTTCAGGAATGTCAGGAAATCTTCCAAAGAAGAATGGTGCTTGTGCTGAATCTCCATCTAAATAAAAACCAAAAACAGCATCTCCTTCTCGTAATGTACATGTATCATTTGCTGCATTAGTTGCAAATATAGGATGCGCCCATAATAAATTTTCAGTTGGAACCATTTCTTTATTATCATTGTTCCATAAAAATGTTCTAATTTGAAGTCTTCCTAATTTTAAAGGATCTTTTCTATTTTCTACAATACCTGTCCACCAAACAAAACCATCTAATCCAGGTACATTCTTTTTATTTAACATTATTAAAAAACTCCAGAAGTTTTAACTGTATTCATGTAAGAATTATTAGTAGCTGTATCTAATCCTGAAGTGTTATATCCCTCAACAGATGATATAAAACTATCTTTACATAGTTCTATTGTAGTATCAAAATCATTATCTTGATTAAATCTATGTCTTATTGCGGTTACTAGATATATTCCAGAATATATTTTATCTTCTTTTTTCTTTAAATCAGATCCAATGGATTCTGGTCCTGGAGCTTTCAGATACAAATAAATAACATCCCCAACAGTAATATAAGGATCTCCAGGAATAGCTATCTTAACCCTAATAGAAGATATTAATTTCATTTGAGCAAATCTATATTGAACACACTGTTCTAAATAATTATTCTTAATAGCTGGAGTATTTTTCTTAATATATGCATTTTTCTCTAAGTCTGTAGTCGAGTAAATACATTTTACAAAACTATCAACAGTATCGCTATATTTGTGATTAAATCTATTCGTAAATCCATTGGTTAGTCCATAGGGCTGTTGTTTATATAAACTTAATTGTTTTAGTTTATTAAAATATGAATCATATTCAAATGTTGCTACTCCATGCTTTCTTGTTATATAATTAACAGTTATTGCTTTATTAGCAAAAGTTCCATCAGTAACATAATCACAACTATCATAAGAATTTAAAACTTGATATGAAATTATTGATTTAAAATCTACAGTATCTCCAGTTTGGCTTCCATCGTTTTTTGTACCATACCAATAGGTATTATATATTTTTCCTCTCTTATTATATACTTCATAATCTCCATATATAGCTAACAATGGTTTAAAATTCCATCCAAATCTATCTTGAAAGAATAGAAAAGTAGATCCTATTATTTTTGGATCTGATGAAATTGCGAAAGTACATAACCAATTAATAGCCTCTAAAGGCATTAAATTAGGTATAACTATGTCATATGTACCTCTAGTATCAAAAGCATTTGAATTAGTAAATTCTTTTTTTGGTATTTTTAAATAATTAAAAGCAATATCTTTTACCATATCAACAATCTTCATATTTTTATAAGATTTATTGATTTTATATTGTTGAGATATTAAAAACTCTTCACTACAAAAATTTAATATTAAATTTTCATTAGTATCTTTTGTTAATCTCTTACCATCCATATTATATATTCTAAATATTTTATTCAAATGTTCCGTACTAAATATATTATATTCTCCTTTACTTAAAGATAATATTAAATATTCACTACCATTCCAAGTATAATTAACATCTAAATTCAAAGAATTACTCAAAATAACACTACCAGAAGTGCTATTGCCAAATATATCTTCAAAATAGTTAAATTCAACTACCATAGATCTTATATCTATATTAGCTCCAGAAGAAGTAACTAAATTTAATTTTTCTATACTAAAATTTTGAGGATTAAAATCACTCATAACGATCCCATAATAGTATTAAATTGTTTAACAACATAATGTACATATTCCTCTTTCAATATTTTTATTAATCGTTTTTCCTCATTCTTATCAAGTTCAATATCATATATAGATTTAATATATTTATTTGAGTTATATCCAATAGAAGAACCATCTGGAAAATTTATTATTTTTGAAGTTGGAGCTAATAATAGATATGATTCTTTACCAACAGTATAAGTTTCTTCAGATATTTTCTGAAGGGATATTGGATCATAAGCTATTATTGAATTATTATATCCTAATAATGGGTCTGTATGTAATTTTGAATATTCATATCCATTCATAAATGAATTAATAGAAAAACTACAAACATTACCTGTTGTTGATAATTGAGAAGAATCTACAGTTAATCTAGTATTTGCATCGTAACCATCACCATTATAAACACTAATTGAAGTTACTCTATTACTAGAAATTATTATTTTTGCAGAAAGGTCAGTTCCTAATTTTGTTAATTCATTTGGATTTGTAATAACTAAAGGAATACCTTCATAAGTTCCATTAGTATAATTACTACCAGCATCCAATATTCTTAAACTTTTTGGACTTTCTTTTCCTAAATCTTTATATTTGTCTTCAATATAATTATTAAAAGTTTCATATCCCATAGGAAAATCAAAAGTAGCATTAAATATGTTATTTGTCATCATTATAATCCAATGATATTCTGATACTCCATAATATTTTTCTGCTATTATTTCTGGAGTATCTCCATCTTGTACGAGATATTCATAATATAAATCCATATTATTTAAGTATTCCTCAATCATAGCTACTCTAGTTACAATATCTGTTAATAAAACATTATTGTAAAAAGTTTTTGGTAATTTAGAAAAATATAATGGCATTAATTTATCCTATAAATTTTAAATATGATTTCATTTTAATAACCTTCATTAACTTTAGATTTAGTAATAATTTCAGTTTCTTGGAAGGACATTGATAATATTGTTTGAACAGGCATACCATCATTAAATGTAGCCCATCCATAAGGAGCATAATCCACAGAAAGTCTATTAAGAACACAAGTGGTCATTTGGAAAATATTTTGATTGATTTTATCCTTATACATGAATTCTATATTAAAAGTAGAAGGAGCAACATAATATCTAGAAAAATCTGATCTTATTTCTGGAGCAGCATGAAACCTAAAAGCTTTTATTATATTCCTAACATTTTTTGCTTCTTGAGGACTTTTAGGAGTAAATATAAAATCGAATTGAAATCTTCTTAAATCAATACCTCTGAATAGAACAAATATCTGAGGATTTACTGCCATTCCAGCCATTCCAATAACAGCATCTCCGAAAGTATTACCTCCTGTAGGATTTAATAATATATCCGAGGCTGCTTGTCCTATTGTTTTTGCTGCTTCTGATCCATTATCTCTAACTTTATCAAGAACTGCGCTTAATACACCACCAATATCTTGACCACCTTTAAGATATTTTCCACCCATTTCTGTTAAACTGGCATCCTGCCAATCGTATGAAGTTGTAAAACTCATGGAATCTGGAATATATAAAGATATTGCTTGAGATATTCTTGTTTGAAATACAGCTTGAGAAGCCTTACTAGGACTTCCTCCAAATAAAGATCCAAGAAAATCACTAATAATACCTTGTCCACCTGGTTCTGATGGAATTCCTCCTAAAGTTGGACCAGGTTTTAAATTATATGGATCTGCAAACTTTGATCCAAAAGCAGGATAGAATACTTTATTCCATTCAGGTTTTTCTCCACCACCAGCAACAGCAGTTGAATTGTCTCCAAAATTATCTTTATAAGTTGGATTTGTATTATATCTGCCTGAATCGGATGATAAATAATCAGAAAAGCTTTGAACATTTATATAAAAATTCATATAATGTCCAAAAGATAATTTATCATCAAACTCTAAAGGATAAGTAAGATAACTAAAATTATAATTTTTAGTATCTAACCCTGTTCCTCCCTGTAATCTATCTAAGGGGTTTTTTCCTGTGTATAATGGCATAGTTTTTTTAATTTAAATTTATGATAAAAAATAGAAGATATCCTGAACCTAAACCTTGGTATCCAAAAAATAAAAATAAATATAAAGGAGATCCTTATAAAATAATATCTAGATCTTCTTGGGAAACCAA